ATTTATCGAATCTTTGATAAAGCTTGATGATATTATCCATTATGCTCTACCCCATTTAATATCTTGTACTGTCTCTGATGAAAAGTCCATGCCCACATCTGAACTAAAAAATCTTTGTTGAGATGTATTATTTGTTTTTCGACCATTCGTTTTATCAAAGTCTGCCCAATGAGAAACAATTTTAAATATAATATTACTGTCTGAACCTTTTTCAGATATTTCAAAAGTATCTATTGTTCCTTGATATAATAAAAATGGGTCAGCTATTAAAGCGTTATTGTCATCTAAAAATCCTCTATGTATTGTAACTGAATCATTAACCACATTTTCGTTTAATGCAGTGGATATGAATGTTTGGTCTGCACCTGATAAACCTAAATTTAAAGTAGTTTTTGTAATATCTACTTCTTCAGAAAAATTAGAAAGACCCATTATGAAAGCTGATGAAGTATAAGTTACACTTGAACCTGATACTGAACTTGTTAAAGGAAATGAACAATCAGTAATATTAACAGGGCTAGAGAAACCGATTGTAATAAGATGGACGGGTCTAAGATCATTAGTCGCTAATTCGTTCTTTATTGCTGTCGTTAAGCTTCTCGTCATATTCTTCTATTGTTCTCCTTTTTACTTTTATGTTATCTGAAACAACATAGTTTGCATTTTCTGATGGTTCTTCGTGTTTTCCAATATTATTTGTTTTTAAATCTACATCTTTACCATCAATAACTTCTTCTGCAATCATATCAACATTAATCCAATGCTTTATTAAATATTTCATTATAAAGCTTCCTCTACATCAAATTGATATTTGTATAAAACAGTTCCATTTTTATCTGCACCAATAGCTCCAAACTCTTGAATATCAGAAGTTAGATAAACTGTGAATGGAACATTATCGTAAGTTACAACTGAATCGTCTGCTAAAGCTGTAGTTAGAGGTGGTTCAATAGTAACAGTGGCCGCATTAGAACTTGAAGTTACATCTGCAACAACCATATATACTTTACTGTGCGAAGCAAATTTAATAAAGTCTCCCGTCTTAAATCTGCCCGCACTATCGCCAGCGAATCCGTCCATTGCAATTGTTGTATCTCCAACAGCGTGAACACCATTGACTAAAACTGTTCCTGTTTCACTACCTCTTGCATCTTCTATTTCAGGCGGAATAATTGTAAAATTTTCTTTTCCCGATCTTTGTTTTACAATAAATCCCATAAGTTCTCCGTAAATATCTGACCTATTTCCTGTTATAATATCAACTGTAAATGCAAATCTTTGACCATCTATTTGCCTAGCCAATTTTTTGCCACTATCTGATTTAGAGATAATTGTATTTTGTATAGACTTGATTCCCATAGTTGAGAACTTTGCATTTGATATTGGAAAAGCACCACTCATTATACTAAATTATTTCCCCCTCTTTCATTAACTGCTTGGTTTATTATATTGGATATTGTTCCTCTGTTTTGAATTAACATATCTTGAAATCCTGTTGCGTCTAATGTTGTAATAGCAAAATTTACATTTACAGGAGAAGAACCTGTACCTCTTGCTGATTGTGTAATTTGTCCTGTTTGATTTGGTATAAATAATTCAGCACCTCTTTCGCCAACTACAACGGGTTGCCCTTTAGATACTGCACCACCTTTAGCAAATTTAGGAAGACCAAAAAAATTACTTGCAAAACCCATTGCTGAAATAGCTGTTCGTAATTTTAATTGAGAACGTAAAGAATTATTTATTTCCTGTTCTTTTTTTGCTCTCCTGTTTGCTATCATTTCAGATATTTTTTCAAGAGCAATGTTTGCTAAAATTCTTAAACCCATTTCAATAAGTCCTTGTAATATTTTTATAATTGCGTCTTGTGCTATTCGTCTAAAAACATTACCAAGTTTTTCTCCAAGTACTATTGATCTTGCTATACCCTCAGATACTTTTGTTATTCCGTTTGATATACCCTCTGCTATTGTTTCTTTAATAAATGAAAGTTTATTTTGTAACTCACTTATAGCTTCATCATTTAATTGTTCAAATTTCTTTATTGCTTGTTGTGTTGCATCAGGTATTTTTATTGCCATATCGTGTTCGATTTTTTGAAGTGCTTTAGAACCTTTTTTAAAAACATCTACAAATCCATCATTAGCATTAGCACTTGAAACTAATTCGTTAAACTCAATATTCTTATCTATTGCTTCTGACATTGATTCAGTAACTTTATTTATTTCTTTGTTTAATTGTTCAAAAGTTAAAGCTACTGCGGCTATTGAACCAGCAAGTAAAGGAATACCAACACCTGAAACTGCCGCAATACCTCTTAAACCAGCAAGAACCACCATAATTGCCTTACCTAAAGAAATCATAAATGTTACTATTTTAACTGCTATTAAGAGTTTTAAAGCTGTTATAACTAAATCAATATTATCTTTTAAGATTTTAAAGAATCCAGCAATACCCTGAACTGCTTTTGCTAATACTGTTCCAAAACCTATTGCTATTCTGTCTATTTGTTCTGAATTACTTGCTAGAGCTTTATCTAAATCTCCAAATTGTCTTTTTAGTTCATTAAAAAATCCAGCATCTAATAATGTTTTCTTGAAAGCAAAAACTTTATCGCCAATCATTGATAAAGTTCCACCTAATGTTCGTGCTAATTCATCTGTTGCATTACCAAATCTACCACCTCTACCAAATACTCTTTCAAAAGCTAATGTCGTTTCTTCTATTGATACTGTTGCACCAGCTTGAAAACCAAGCATATTTCTTACACCTTTTTCTCTAAATAAATCTGCCGCACCTATACCAGCACTAAATGATCTTTGTATTTGTTCTGATGCTGTTCTAAAATCTAAACCTGTAACTGCCGCAACATTACCTGTTATCTCTAACATCTTTTGAAGTTCTGTTGCGTTATCTGTAACTGTCGCTAATATTCCTGAACCAGCTTGTATTTCTTCAAGAGAGAAAGGAACTTTAGAAGCAAATTTGACCATATTGTCAAAAGCTTTTGCACCCTCATTTGTATCTTTTAATAAGAACTTTAACCTAACTTGTAAGTTCTCTAATTCTCTACCTGTGCTAACAAGATTTCTAATGACTAAACCAGCACCTAAACCTAGAAAAGCATTTTGAAGATTAAATACTGCACCTCTAACTTTTGATAAACCACCTCGCAGACCATTCAAAGCTTTAGTCGCTTTATCTCGTGCTACTATATCAATATTAAGTCGTTGGTTTGCCATTATAAATTATACCTTTTTGCTTCAGCTAGTGATTTCTTTGTTTTATACTCATCTTGCTCTTTTTTCAAGTAAGCTAACCAAAGATTATAATGGCTTACAGGCATATCTAAAACTTGTTGGATTGTTATGTGCAATCTGTCTGCTATAATTAATAGCGACCTAACATCAGGGTCGCTTTCTACTTTTTTTCGGCTTCCTCGTAATTTGTATCAACAAGGATTTTATTGGCAACAGTTGCAATTACATTAGAGTCTGCTTTTTTTCTTAATGAAAATTTATCTTCAGGTTTAAATGCTTTTACAAGATTACCTTTGTCATCTTTCACTTGTAGTTTCATTATAAGCAAATCAACAAGAACATTTAAGTCTTGAAAATTACTAGACTTCTTAAAGATAATATTCTTTTCTTCCAATGTTAAAGGTTCAGAATAAAATATAGAGGGATTGCCGTGTTCGTCTTTCCATTCTTCAACTTCAATCGTAATTGTTTGAAGTGACTCGAAGTGAGTTTTAACTCGGTCTATTACTGACATAAATTAATATTAGACAGTTCCTCTAGTTAAAGCACCTGTTCCTTGAAAAGTAACTGATCTAGTAGTTATCCCATCAAGTGTAACATTAACACTCATTCCTGTAACAATTCCTGAACCTGTAAAGCTTTCGTCTCCTGATGTGTTACCCTCAGGTAATAAGATAAAAGCTATAGTTGTTCCTGAAGTTAATGTTTGTTGTGGTGAATCAGTTTCATCATAACTCATTTCTAAAGTACCTGAAAATGAAGTTCTTGAAGCTACAAATGATTTCGTTGCATCTGATAATTGAGTATCCTCTACAACATCAGCAGTAGTTTCTAAAGTGAACCCCGTCAGTTCCCCGATTGCAGTTCCACCAGCAGTTACTACACCCTCTTTTCCAATGTGTGTTGCCATTTTTTATTTTCCTTTTTTGGTTTATCTTTTTTGTCTTGTTCTTGCTTATAACCAAGTGCTATAAAATTTTCAAGTTGAGTTTCGTTAATTGTTACTTCGTTCCCATCTTTATATAATTTAATATCTTTAGCCATAATATGTCCTTTTACTACTTATCTTCGTCCTCGTCAAACTTTTCGTCTTCTTCAAATTCTTCTTCAAAATCCTCATCAACATTGTCTTCAACTTGGTTTTCTCTAAGTTCTTCTAATAAGTCTTTTACTTCCTCACACATTAAACTCTCTTTATCGTGTAATTTTTCTATTGCATCTATTTTCTTTTGTATTTTGTTTATAATTTTATCCATTTATTTCTCCTTATGGTGTTCCTGATTGATATTCGTACATACATCTAATTGTCATTCTAATGCCACCAACAGGGAATAATGAACCCTCGTCAGTTTCACAAGATACAACCATTGTATCTAATGCGTTACCATTTCTTGTAATATCAGTTTCAACAGCAGTTTCAATAGCTGTAATTAACTCGTTTCTTTTAGTGTCTATATTAGCTTCTGCACCCTTAACAAAACCTGATATGATAAAATCAATCGTGCCGTGTCTTGTTCTTGCACCACTACCTAATTCAGAATCATCTCTAGTTTCTTCTGATGTTTGAACAATAACTGCTGGATACTGTTGTTCTGAAAGTTCATCAATAGGAAAAGGTTGTCTAGTAGCTTTTTTAACTGCTGGGCTAGATATAGCTGAAATAACAGTAAGTAAATTAGATGCTATGTTTTCTCTTACACTCATAATTTCATATCTCTAAATTGTTTTTTTATAAACTTGTTAAATGTATTCTGTATAATCTTTTCTGTTCTATCATTAAAGCCAAAAAATACTCTTTTAGGTTCGTTTAATACTTGATTAAATAATGCTCTCTGTCTCATTTCTGCATTTGAGAAACCTAGTGTTATTTTATTCTTTCCTGTTTTTCTTACAGTTTTACCGCTTGGTGTTAATGCACTTAACATTCGACCCGTATAGAATAAATCAACTGCTGTCTTTTTACCCTCTCTGTTCAATCTTTTTAAATAGCTTGAACTATAAGGTGCAAATTTTCTTGAATTAACATCAATACCTTTTGCTGTTTTAGTTCTGATAATATCTAATAATTGAAAACCTGCTTGTAGTATTCCTTTATCAATAATTTTAGGAAATTTAGATTGTAACCTTTTAAATCTTTTTTCTATATGTTTTGAGTTGGTTTTAATCTTTATACCAATAGCCATTATCTAACTAATCGTCCTGACCCGTGTAAAGACTCTCTTTCATTCTTAACGATAGTTCCATCACCTGATGCGTCATACTCAACACCATCTTCTAATATATCTCTAAACTCTTGATTATATTCAGACATATAATGTTCTGCCATTCTTTCAAATCTGTCTTTTTCTGTTTCAGGTCTAAACTTTGATAAAGCTGGACATAAGAATCTTCCTAAAAATAAATATACACCAGCACGTTCAAATTGGTCTAAATTAACTTTTGTATCAACCATCTCGTTTGTATTTAAAACTGTAATATCTGTATAGACATTAGTTTTATATACAGGCCACCATTCTATTCTTAATCTTCTTAAAATATCGTTTGTTGTTTGTGCAAAAAAATTAGTTGCTTCTGTGTCTGATGCTCCAATACCAAAACCAAAAGCATCAGGTTGATACTTTGTTACATCTCCAGCGACAATTACGTTAGCACCTGTATAATTAGCCATATTAACTTCCTAATATAATTATAATTATTATTGCTATTGGTATAGAGTACATTGGGTTATTTTTAGCTTTTACCCAAGCCCATTTTGACCATTTTCTAATTTTAAATATAATCCACTCGTTCATTTCTTTTTCCTTGTTTTCTTCTTTGGTTTTAAACTAACAACTTTGTTATCAACCTTATTTTCTACTTTTACCTCATCTTGAACGGGTTTGAAACCTCTAATTTCCCATACTCTTTTGTTTGAATTATAGTCTATCAAAGTTCTCTCAATTACTTTGTTACCCTTTTTTAATTTTATTGTTGCTGATTTTTCAATTTTCATTTTTACCATATATTCTCCTGTTAGACTCGTGGGGTATTTCTACCCCACAAGAAATCAATTATTACTGAACTGATGAGTCGAAGTGTAACTCTACACCATATGAATCGTGGATTTCTCCTACGCCATATACTGCTGTCGCTACAATCTCGTCTGCTCTTAATGAAGCATCTCTTTGAGTTTCTACTTTTAGCCCTTGCATTTCTGCCATTGCTAAAGCATCTCTGTGGAATGCCGCACCTTTATAGTCTCCAGCATTACCTGTATTAGACATATTTGAAGTTTCAAATACTCTCATACCAGCTAATGTTCCTACAAAACCACTTCTTAAAGCTTCGTTAGCTAAATCGTTTGCGTTTGAGTTTGCAAATGTATTAGTTAAGTTTGCTTTTAAGTCGTAAGCAATTTTAGGGTGTAAGACTACTGCACATTCATTGATATTTAATGCGTTGTTTCTTAAATCTGAAGCCGCTTGGAAAACTCTTGCCGCAGTTATTGCCGCAGTTCCGTCTCCGATTCCAAATGAGAAACCATCAAATAGTGCTGTCATATCTGTGTCTTGTTTTTTAGCAATCGCTTCTCCAAACAATCTACCAATATCTGCCGCAACATTTCTTGGTGCCGCATTTCTTGCTAAATCTGTTAGAGTTGTCATAACACCAACCTCTGATGCAGTAATTGTTACTGAACTAGGGTCGATAGCTGTGTTTGATAAATCCGTTGCTTCTGAAACTGCCGCCGCAGAAACTGCCGAATAAATCGGAACTTCTACTGCTTTTCCACCACCTGAAATCGCATAATTTCTTACAAGATTACGCATGATAGATTGTTCTTGAGCAACGAATTGTGCTTCTGCCACTATCTCTGTGTATAGTTCCGATAGCGTAGAACTTGTGCTTTCGTTTGCCATTTTATTTACCTATTAAGTTATTTTGTTAAGTTTATTTCTATCGCACCTGAATCTCGTTTCTTACGATATTCTGCATAAGTTTTACGATCTTCTGGTTTCGAT